AATGGCCATAGAGCCAGCTTAAACCCGTTTTTGCTAGCCCACTCGCATCTCTCTTTAATTGCATCAATAGTTTGTTTATTTGTCATTTATTAGATGGTTGTCATTTAAGCACCCCGCTTATTGCTTTATTTGCAATGAATATGAGCACTTGGTTTATGTGTTTGCATCGTGTTTTTTCTGCATTTCCATATTCTACCGTAGTCTTGCTTTGGCGGTAGACTGGTTTGCAACGCACAACAAAATCGCGACAACTGCATTCGCCATTTTGGTCTTTGAACTCAACATTATAGAAATCCTCAAAATCTGAGGATTCTACACGGAACTTTAAGCGTCCGGCACTTGAGACCATGTGTTCAGTGATTGAATGTTTTCTGCTCTGATTCGTGAGGAGCGAGCCTCCACGAATTTGGCGTAACGCTCAATTGCCTTGAATTGGTCAACGGGGTCTTCGCTTCCCCCAATGTCTTGAACGAAGTCTTCCATTAAGGTTTCTTCAAGCTCATCTAGTTTACGATTTGGTTTCATTTGTTGTTATCTGGTGTTTTTTAGTAACTTACTGAGTGGTGCGAGGGAGTAGGGGTTGCCTACATCTTCGTATGAATTACGAAATCCTCAATTGGACGATCCCCCGCTTAAACCCGCCTGCGCCTAGAAGCATTTCTGCTTACTCGGGTGAACCCGCATTCAGCACAGGAGGGAAGTGAATAGGGTGGCTTAGACTGCGCTCCAGTTTATCATATCTGTTGCATGACCGCTTTCCATCCTTGGGGGATGGCACCCTGAATTATGAATGAACGATTGACTCAAACGATGTGATGGGACGATTGAACATCATCCCGACCCTATCCTGTCCCTCGCCTCGCCCTTTGGCTTGGATTGCATTTACAAAGATACGCCTAACTGCTCCGTCGTTTAGGTCTTGAGTAGTACCATCCGGCGTGTTTGTAGGTGCGTCAAGGAAAATAACTCGGTCTGCGTCTTGCTCGATGTTTCCTGACTCGCGCAAGTCGGACAGCATAGGCTCACGATTTTCCCGTTCCACACTGCGACTAATCTGGGCAAGTAGGACAATAGGGATGCCGCACTCAATTGCCGCGTCCTTAATGGCCATAGTCATACGCCCAATTGCTACGTCTCGGGTTTCCCCGCGATCCTGCTGTGGGTCGTAGCGTTGCAAGTAGTCGATGACAATGCCCTTAATTGGCTTAATCTGATGGAATGCCTTAATACGAGCCGTAAGCTGCGCCAACGTCCTGTCTCTATCGTAAATGTGAATCTTCTTATTTGCCTGTACCTCCTTGACGGACTCAATGAACGTAGCGGAGTCTGCCGAAGTTAGCTCGTTGCGACGAAACTCACGCCAGCTACTACCGCTAAGACTCTGGGCAAAGAGCTGGGGAAGGCCACAGACTGGCATTTCCCTTGAGAATAGCAGCACATCCCCTGCTTTCTGGCTCCAATGCCACGCAATCTGCCTTCCTGCGCTAGATTTGCCTCTGCCGGGACGGGCCGCAAGGACGATTAGTTCCCCCGGTTGCGCTGGACCAAAGCGTTTATTCCAGTCCGGCCAAGGCCAAGTAAGGCCGCGATCCACTTCCGTGTCTTCTCCCGCAAGAATACGCTGGCAAAGGTCAAAGACATCCGTAGCAGCCGACGATAGCGTTTCTTGTTTCTGGCTCGCATGACGGATTGATAGGATACGGGAAGTTGCCGCCACAAAGTCTTCCACGTTCCCCTTGTAGCCGTAAGCGCAGTCCCGCACTTCGTTGGCGCATTTGATAAGTTCCCGTAGAACGTAGGTTTCCCGCACTTGCTCAAGCCAGTGGGAAAAACCAGCCGTAGTGGGGATACTACCGGAAACACTGACGATGTGGTCAACACCGATTGAGTCAAGTTTGTCGATTTTGCGGAGTTCATCTATTACAATTGCTGTTTCTATTGGTCTGCCGTGATTGTGATTCCAGATGATTGCACGCCAAAGCTTGGCGTTCTTTGGTTCGTAAAAGCACGCTTCTGTAATCTTTGAGTCAAGTGCGGTGACAAGTGCCGCCGCTCCGTCTAAGAGAACGCAGGATATGACGTTGCGTTCGGCTTCCTCTGAGTGTGGCAAATCGCGCTCAATCATACGACCTCCTTCGTGCGAGGATCGTAGTTGTTCTGCAATCGCCACAGCGTCAGGCACGCAAGGAAGCCATCCCATTGCTTTGCAAGCTCGGCGGCATCGTATTTCACTACGTCAACACGACCAATCTCGGTGGTGGAGATGTAGAGGTTGATTCCTTCGTGATTCGGCTGGAAGTGCGGCTTATCCTTGCTGCCCCAGCAAGCGTAGTGATAGGCTGCAATCTGCATACACTGCCCCTGCCTTACCTCAATCTTCTTGGTGGGCTTGGTCTTGGTGGACTTGAAGTCTAGAACGCCAGCTACATCGCCCTTAACGTAGGAAACATCCATCTGTCCAGCGTAGCCATGAGCTGAACAAGTGACTACCTTTTCGGTTTCAACAATGTTGATTCCGAGTTCTTCTAGCTTCGCCAATGCTGGATCAACGAGTTCTTTAAGCTCCACCTTCTTGCCGTCAGCCAACTCAACGGTTTGATTTTCCCATTGTTGGCATCCTAATGCGGACTCAATCGCCGCATGAATCTTCACCCCGAGGTCTGCTGCCGCTCCTGCTACCTTATTGGATTCTGCGCGGATTTCAGCGTAAAGCTTATCCTCATCCATGTCCCCATAAGCAGATTGAATAGCATACTTAAGAGATGCTTCAATTGTGATGTCTTGCTTCCAGCGATCAAGACCGGGATTCGCCATCATCTTCGTAATCCCACTGACCGATGGGAGCAAACCCATGATCCGTGCGTCCGCTACCGTCGTGTCCCGCTCGGCAACTGTCTTGCCGGGAACCCTGTGCATTGCTTGTCCGTTTTTCGTGTACCAGTGACTCATTGTGTGTTTTTGTTTTTCTGAATATACTATCGTAGTTTTCCCGATATTTCGGGCCTAAATTGCGTGGACTGTCTCCTTTGCCGTTCATGATTTTTCGTTAGCGATGAGGTTCCAACGACGCTTGATGTGTGCGTCTGCTTTTTCAGTGATGATTTCGACGTTTTTGTGCAACACACCGTCATGGCGAATCATTGATGCCAGAAATCGGAGTTCCGATATTAGGCAATCCGCTCTATTGCGCTCTTCCGTCATCTCATCGAGACGAGAGAATAAGGAACGCCGCGATGAAGATCGTGCAGACAAAGATGAAGATTGCGATTGTAAGTTCATTGAGTTGTTTCATTTTCTATATATTTATTGAAATAATGGGTGGATGTATTTCCACCCATTATTTATTCTATGCGATCAGAAAGGAACGTCTTCGCTGGTCACTGGCTTCGGTTCCGCTTTGTTGAAGGCTGGCTTGGAGTTGCCGCCGATCACCTTGCCGTTGCCAAGGATTGCGCCCTTGGTTCCCGCTGCACGGGCTTCCTTGGTTACGCCTTGGACTACTCGGTAGTCGTTCCCGTACTTATCCTCTGGCGTCTCAAATAGCACTACGTCGAGGTAGGTGCCTTTGGCCCCTTTGTAGAGGAGATTCTTGTCAATTTTCGTTACGTCGATTTTTACTGTAATCATTAGTTTAGTTTGTTGATGATGATGTTCGCTTGACTCTGACTGAGCTTAGTTAGATCAGAAGCCTTGAAGTAGCTCAAGGCTTTTTCGATCATGTCCTTGTTTTTCTCTGCGTTGGTTTGGATGGCAACAAGTTGCGCCTTCGTGAGAGCTGGGTCTTTTGCGGATTCCCCGTCGTCATCCTCCTGCGTGATGGAGCAGATGGCCGCTAAAGAATAGCGGCGCAGATAGGTGACGGCAGAGCCTACGCCCTGTGCGTCCTGCTTCGTTAGTGGTGCGGAAGCGACGTCTTCGATGTATTCGCCGCTCTCATGCATGAGCCGCGTGACTACATTAATGGCACCCGAATACACCTGACTGACGGACTGGATGATTACGATTCCTTGCTCGTTGAGTGCGTCTTTTGTCGCCTCAATAACCGATTCCAGATTGGCGTACTTGGTCTTGTAGTGCGGGTTGGTGGCTTGCTTCTTGGCGTTGCCAATTGTTTTTTGAGCTGCCAGCAGAGCTGGTGCGAGTTTAGTTAATGTATCGGATGTTTTCATGTTGTTTGTCTGGCTAAAATTCCTCTGCCAAAGCACCCGTGATAGTGCTTAATTTTGTGTGCGGTGGTCGTGGATATATCATGATCCTTGGCGGCTTGTACAAGTGTCTTGCCGCGCTGAAGTTCGCTACGAACTTTAAGCACAACTTCGTCACTCACCTTTGGTTTATATGCGTAATCCTTTTCCGGCTTTATTTTAGTTTGAACCGATAGGTCAATTTTCTTAAGATGTTTGTTAAACATAAACCTCACCGACTCCATTGTGGCAGTTATATCAATCATGTTTCAATAGAATCTCCTTAGCGGTTTCGACTGCCGCTTCCTGCTCCGAGCAAGTCGGGGCTGGAAAGCGAGCTAGTAATTCTTTGATGCAATCCAACGCTTCTTTAATATCTGTTTTCATCGTTTTCATCATTCAGTTTTCGTTTACTTCTTCAATGTTTTTCTCGGGGTTTCTCAAAATAAATCCGAGAACGGCGCGGATTGTTCTGAATTCGCTGGCGGTGAGTTCGCCGCAAATTAGGGACAATTGCGCGTTGCTTGATTCGGAAAGCTTTTTAACCCGCGCCCGCTCGGTGGCGAGTTCAGCCTCGGCGCGTTCGGCGCGGGCGTTGGCGCGATCCGTCCACGTCTCAAACTTGTTCGCATCAGTCGTTCCGCAGACTAGCCGCAGGGCGTGAAGTTGGGCCTCGGCTTTCTCGGCGCGTTGCTTCCACAAATGACACCGATCTTGCACTTCATACAGGCACTTGTGGTCGTACTCATAGGCGTGCGTCATCCGCTTCACCTCGGCGCGAAGTTCGCGCTCGACCTCGCACACCCGCTGATGCTCGGCGGTGAGGGCCGCGAGTTCGCGCTCCAGCGTAGCGCACGCATCGCGCATATCGGTCGCCGCGTTGCCAGCGCGGCATTGATCGTCGTCGTCCAGAAAGGTTTTTGCCCAAGCCGCATCCGTCCTCGGTGTGTTCATTTCTCGCCCTCCTTACCAATCAATGCCTGAATAATTTTCTCTGCATTTTCCTGCAAGGATGGGTAGTGCAAAGTGTTGAACTCTGCTCCATGTTTCTTAATAAACCAATCCCAATCCTTTTTCTGTTCAGGCGTTAAGGCAGTTTTAGCGGGACGAGCTTCACCAGACTTGCGGATAATTTCAACAAGCTTTTCTTCCATCAATCGGGCAGCAGCCGTGATGTGAGCCTTACTGGGATGGATTTGCTGGCGAATCGACGTGCTTCCGTCTTTGATTTCTATCAACCAGAATCCGTTCCTTAAACCGTCACACGCATATGGGTCATTAACCGGAACGTATTTGTTTCCAGCCTTGCGATAGAGTCGCGTTTCATCCTTCGCCGCCGCCACCGCTTTAATGTGATCCGTTTCAAACTGCCAATTATATAATCGTGAATAGCGGTCAGCCTCGCCCTTCCAGTAGGCTTCTAATTCAGTTAATTTATTCATTTTATTTGCTCCCAATGAGAGCGGTTATTTCATTAATCTCTCTGCGAATTTCGGTTAGCTCCTGCTCGTAGCTGCTTTCTTCATTAAGGCCATATTTGATTATGCCCCTGATTCTATTATCAATATCGTAAAGCGCAGACCAAGCCGCGCTGGCGTTGACGCAACGAACGTGCTCCGCGTCGTCTTCTGGCAAGTTAAACTCTAATGTGGCCTTCATTTGACTTCGCCCTCCTTAGCTACACAGAGATGGCCTACTTCTTTCGCGGCATCGGCAAACCTTTTCAATAGGTTTTCGGTGTAACCCGATTCGTGGATTCCTTCTGGCTTTTGATAATACTTTTGTTTGATGTATAGCTCAAAGGCCAAACTCGCCGCAATTGCCGCCATGCCATAAAGGTGGCATTTAGCTTCGTTCTCCGTGAGGGGATTAATCTTCCCGAAATCGGGAACGATGTTGATGTCTTCTAATTTTGTATTCATATGTTTTATGTTGTTGTTCTACCTATCTGCCGCCATCATTCAGATTTCCCGACGTGCATCAAATCTTTTCTTCAACTTTTTTCGCGGCATTAAGTAAATCCCTCCCTTAAGGCTATTTGCGGCAATTAGTTTTCTCTCATTGGCCTTAGTTTCTAGTGGTTTTCACTTCGTGATTAAGGGATTCAATCCATTGCGGATGGATACGTTGAGCACGTCGCATAAAGTAGGCGAGTGGACGCAGAAATCCCTGCCATCAGGGATTGTTAAGCAGCGCATAAAGCAGTCTTCGCGTTCGCTTTTCCGACCTCGGGTTGCGGCTTGTGCCTCCTACCCTTGGCTGTTTCTCGTAGCCTGTCGGTGAATCATGCTTTCGCATCACTTTGATACCCCTACGATTCAGGCTCTTTGCCTGTTAGCCTCGGGGACCGCACCTTCACCTAATATCGGTTCGCCGTTCGCGAATACCGTAGGTTACACGCTCAGTTCCTATGAACTCCAGTCTTCGCGAGAACTAAGAAAAAGCAGAAGACCGGAGGCTAGATTCAGTAGCACATCCGGTCTTCTTTTCGGTCGGAAATTTCCAACCCAAATTGAACTTTTGTACGGCTGAATCCCGCAACTAACAGGAACGAATAATAACACGCGGAGT